GGCTGCGAAACAAACGCTAGAAAATAATAACGTTTGTAGCGGAAAGCAAAACCCATTACCCATAGAGCAAAATTTCTCATAGCGCCGTTTTTCAACGACGCCGTCGATTTCGAGCTCATACCATGGCGAACGGACCTCATCGAGGAACGTGTACCATGCGGGTGGTAATAACGACCGCACTACTTCAACCGACAAGGAGTCGGAGGCTGCAGATAAGTCGATCGTGACATAAGGGTTGTGACCGCCCTGTGACCCAAGCAAAGACATCGCTTGGTTAACAGTTTGGTTTGACAGATCGATTCCGGCCCGATATTTCAGGGCTTTACGGAATACGTTGTCAATCCCCTTCTGTACGAACCCATTTAGTAACGGTTCTACAGCTATACTACGATGAGTACGTGCTGTTTTTGGTACAAAGCTTATCTTGTTATGTGAAACCGACGCTATGCGCTCCTTTACGATAACCCCGAATTGCTCGGGATCATAGCACTTGATTACACCCGGAAGGATGCAATCTCGAACGTGGATATTATTCCACAGAGCGCGCTTAGCATGGAAAAGAGCCGGAGGTGTACAGGACCACTCACTTGCCAAAAGTTTACTGGCAACGTTGGTACTATTCCCGTGCACCCCCAAAGAGGCCCCCGACGTAAAATCACATTCATCATAAACCGCTTGGAAATCAGGCGTTGCGCCCAACACACGGCTTACGAAGAAACGAGCATCCTCCCAAAAGGAGAAATAATGGTCAAAGTTCTTGGCCATAGCTTGTCTCTTCTGATTTTGCCGCTTACACCGATGTTCCGCTTGGAGAAATTTATCCCTCGCGGTTTTCTCCGGGTTTAATCCCGGGATATCATCGGATGTAAACGGGTACTTTTTGATGAGTGCGGCTAGCTGAGCATCCACGAAATAGTTCGTGGGATCACCATACTTCTGTGGTGACACCAGCTCAGCCCAACCTAATAAGAGATCGAAGCGACGAGCGCGCAATGCGCCCAAAAGTCGCTCTTTCTCCAGGCTGGTCGTCGACACAATGGCTGATCGCAGTACGGCAATGTACCGTAACAAGGATCGTCCGGACAGAGAGGTATGACACCTCTTAAGTCTTTTTCGGTTAGACATTTCGTCTCTCCTGTTGGGGTTTGTCTAAACACTACCTCCGATACATCTGCAGAATTTCTGGTTGCAGGTGGATCGAAAATGGCTAAGATCTCTCCAGTCGATGCATAAAGCACCGATAGGAGCGCTATCACAGTTGCAGCTGACCACATACCGATAGTCCTATTCGTCATGATGTTACAGAGTCACCGAAAGGTGATTTACTGAACAATGTCATGAGCGACAAGGGCGTCGTCGGCAGAGGTCGTTAGCAACCAAGTAGCAAGATCCGTGACCATCGCTTCTTTTTGCGCGGTAGTAGCCTCAACAGGGAAGGATACGGAACAGTATATAATTCCATCTCCTACCGAATCGGTACCATCGGTCATCGTACGAGTCAGTTTGGATTCAGCCTTAGCATATCCCAGGGTTGTGCTAGTCGGTTTGGGCGCAGAGCGCTTAAGATCGACATAGTCCTTTCCGGAGAAGCTGTTGCTGGGCCCGTTATATCTTTGGATATCGGGCGTCCTTGCTGTATCTACGTTGTACGTCAACGCGTTAACGGTTAAACTCATAAAGAGTCCCTCAAATGGTGTGCGAAATCGCACATTGTGGGGAAAATCCCCGTTTAGAACTAGCGGTATTGTTTTAAGATACCGTTGGCCAGCGCGATTGAATCAGCAATACGTTTCTTGCCCAGGTCCCCATAAAAGGGTTGTGGGTGATACGCAAAGCCGACAGAATGCGTCGGAGTTCTGGTTTTGGTTGTTGTTACCAATTGCTCGGTAACTAGACCTGGGTTGGATATCTCGTATAGCGTAGGACCAGGCACCACTGATTTTAGTGATGCGTAGGAACTAGTGTTCTGAGAATCCTTAACGACAGTCCAACTACTAAGGACTGTGACGCCTACCTTAGGCGTTAGGGCACTCACAAGAGAGCCCACGTTGACGAGCCAGTCAGCGACGAATGAAAAAGGGATAACTTCCCAGGCAGCCACAGGAATCTGTGACAACGAGACACCAAAAGTGTCTAGAGTGCCGGTATTCTCATAAAGAATACCTGATCGTACGTCGACTTCACGTCCAGTATACACACTGCGTTGCGCAGTGTATACCCCGTTGCCTTGAATTTGCTCATTTGTTGAGGATTCAAAGTCGAAAGCACGTCCACGAGCAGTAAACCGCTCAGGTCGTGGGACTTTTAAAGACTCTACCGCAGCGATTGCGTCGTTAATGTCATAAACAAGAGGTAGCACACCATAACGGTATGCCAGCCAATTGTCATTAACGAAGTCCCATACAGAGCGAGCTCTGTATAAGGGGTTTTGGCGCTTTAAGCGTCGCCACCCTCTAACAAGGTTCTGCCATTTCTGTTACATCGTTGCTTCACTAACATCCCGGGGAATGTTAGGCATAGCTCCCAGATACCCTGTGCAATTCTTACCGGAAACGCTTTCCTCAATATCTATAAACCAGAGGTCATGTGTTAAAAATTTTTGCAGTTTCTTAATATTCTGTTTCA